CCATGTATTGATAACACGACCTTGAGAATCAACAACTGATTGGTTAAAGTTGAAACCATTTAAGTTGAAAGCCATAGTAGAAATACCCATAGCAGTAATCCAGCTCTACTTCGTTTACTATGTACTTAACTGTCGCCATTCTCTGTTCCGGCTTTTAAATTAGCCATCTCAATTTCTAAATCTATATTTTTAGTTAGAGACTCTAAAAGCTGTTCTCTTAACTCTGCTATCTCGTCTAATAGTGGTTGTATATCTTGTAAATTATCTTCTAGATCTAATAACTCACTACTTCTCTCTACTAAGTATCTATGTGATTCTCCGTCTCCTTCTACAGGTATATCTAAATATAAATCTTCATAGTCTTTAAAAAACTGTTTAACCGTTCTCCCATCTACAGCTTCTTCTGCAGACACAAAGGATTTAAAGCCCCTATCGACGACTTTGCCGAAGGAATCTTTTTGGTATACGGTTTTTTGTATTTTGATATTCTTACCCATTCCTTACTACCTTAAATACGTTTTTATTATCAAGTACTACAGTGCTTCCATTTAATGTTGTTTTGATCAAAAGCCTATAATACCTTTCGGGCTGGAGAGCATCCATATGTACGTCGAAGTAGCTGCTAGTATTATCAGCACTTACCTTTGTGTAGTTAGAATCGAAGTCTATAATCATTTCATCGCTAAACTCATCTTTAATTGCCCAGTACGTATCCTGTGGTAGTTTATATTCAGTAAGGTAAATAGAACCAGTAGTGAATGTTCTTGTTGGATATTTAGGTCTTGCAGATATTCTAAATCTTGCTTTATCCGAATCTATATATTTTTCTTTCCAATTCTTTATAGAGACAGTAGCAATATCAGTACCTAATTCATTTAAGGTACTCGAATATATTGAATCGTCCCATTTAAATTCTAAGTATGGAGGAAAAATAGTATTAGTATCATTACCAAAGTATTGTAGAACAATAGAAGAGGTAGTTTCGTTTTCTAAGTTATCCTGTAGCTTAAGTAGCAGACCGTTATTGTCAATGGTATTAGCATATGATGAACTAATAAATGATGTTACATCTATATCTAAATCTAAATCAGAACCTACATCAAAACTTTGAGAAGAAGCTAAGTCTCCTGTAAGGAAGTCTCCTCCTAAGTTTGTCCACTGTACTGTACCTGCGTCTTTAAATTTCCATGTTGCTCCAGATATGTTGTTAGGTCTATCTTGTAGTTTACCTGTACCTTGTGACCAAGAAGATGATATAGGATATGCTTCAACGTTATACCCTACTGGTAGTTCAGATGCACTGGCTACGTATAGTTTTAATGAAGCGGAATAGGAGCCGGACACTTTAGTGTTAATAGCACTGTTGATGTCTCGATCTCTAAATTTAATTAGTATCCGGCTTGAGCGGCCTATTCCATCGTCATCAGGGTATGAACGAATTTCCAATATTTCATCTAATCCGGCATTACCATATACTCCTGCAGCATCTGGTTTGCTTAGGATAGTTGTGTCTTTCTCAGGATATATTCTGTATATTGCCATGTTATATTGTTGTTACTCTTCCTTCTATGTCTTGATTTGGATACTTTACTTCAAAGCAACAAGGGTCATAAGAAGGATATAATACGTTGTTTTTAGTTGCACCTTTGGTATCGTAACCAAAGCTACTATACCTACCGCCTGCTTTATTAGTAAGCGTTAAACTTTTAACTGTCTGTACTCCTTTTACTCTATCGAGTGCAGTATATACAGCTGATATGTTAATAGGTTGGTTTACAGTTAATTTATCTTTTGCAAAATACTTCTTCAATTCAGATGTACAGTTTAATAGTACTTCTCTTGATTGATAGTTGGGTAGTGAAACAATCTCAAACTGCACACCTATATTTACTACAAAAGCATCTCTTATTTCTACAGCATCTGTTAACATAATAAACTCAGAAAGATACGTCTTAAGGTTATTTTTAAGTGTGTCTGATGCAGGTACTAAGTGTCCTTGATTGTCATATGCTAAAACATATAACGATAGAGCTAAGCGATTGTCTCCAAGAACTGATTCGTTGCTTCTAGTTGTAGCGTCTTGAGTAACATATACTTTAGCTATAGTACCAAACCTTGGAGGGAGTGTTAATGCTCTAACTGAATAATCTTGTAGAGTTACTGTTCTTTTTTGTTCTGCAAATGATCTAGCGCTGTTTTCTCTAATTTCATCAACAGTGTCTCCATCTCTTCCTCCTAATGCAGGTTGTGGGTTATTGAAGTTTAAAGTAGCAACTTTAGAGGAATCTACTGCTGTTGTATTTATAGCATCTATAGTTGTAATAGAGTTAGCAGGTGCATTTGATTCAACACCGCCACCGACTATATACCTTACTGTAAGAGTGGTATTAGAAGGAGCTAATCCGTATGAATTAGTAAATAAAAAGTTTGACGGATCGTAAGCCCAGTCTAACCTCTTAACTCCTTGTCTAGGAAAGTAGGTAGTAGTTACAGGATTAGGTAAAAACTCTGCATCATCTTCAGTGTTTATTCCTGCTCCGAACTGTACTTATAATACTCCTTTAAAAATAAATCTACTTACAAATCTTCTCGGTACTTTTTTAAGTTTAAGTATGTTAGGTGCTTGTGCTTTATCTTGTGTAGAGTTTTGTTCGTCTACAAATACAGTATCCTGTCCTAAGAAAGGTACTTCGTACCATATGTTTCCGTCGCTGTCTGTAATGTCTAGTACTCCAACTATGTTTTCGTCATCGATAGTTAGTGTTGCAAACTTCTCTGATGTGCTAAAGGTTTCTTGTGTTGATTTTATAGTCCCAGAATAAGCATGAGCTTTCTTCTTTAATTGAAATTCAGAAGGAGAACCTCCTGCTAATGTTTTAACAGTAATTTCAGTAGGGTCATATGAGCTAGAGAAATTAAAGTCTACTTTATCTGATATAATATATGTAGGTTGTCCTTGACTTGTAGCTTTAACGGTGCTGTTTTCAGCAACAGTTATTGCTTGATCGAAATCTGGTTTACTGTCTACTCCTATTGCATCTACTGTTTGTGATACTTCTAGAATCGTTTCTGCTACAGAAGTAACTTTAGGTGTATATCCCATCATATAAGCAAGTGCATATAAGTTAGATGGGTTCTTAGCATGTTGTAAAAACGTTTCTTGTAGTTGATTATCTTGATAGAAAGACAGAACATCTCCTACATAAGATGCCATTTCAATTAACATCATACCTGGTGATGATGGAGAAAAGTCATTATAAGAATCAGGAAAGTAAGATTTAGCATACTCTATTAATTGAGATCTAAAATCGTCAAAATTCCTGTTAATATATTTTATGTCTCTAGTTTCCGCCATTACGTAGCAATATTAATTAATAGTTCATCTTCTATATTTGTATCCTTTATAATATAGGCCATATAAAAGGTAACTAAGTTGTTGTCTGGATCTGATCCAGTTTTAATCTCTTGAGGTTCAACTCTAGGAAAGTATATGTTTATTGACTCTCTAACTATGGATTCAATTTCACCTATCTTTTCTTCGTTTATATTCTCAAATAACATATTCCTTAACCTAGTACCGAACTGAGGGTTTAAATATCTCTCTCCTTTACCGGTTAAGAAAAAGTTAATAAGGTTATTTTTAATAGCTTCTTTAGTTTGATAGTTAGAAGAAAACACGTCTTTAGCTCTAAATGGAATATTTAAGCCGACAGCTTTTCTAGGCTGTAAATCTAACGGGTTGATCTTTTTAACTTCAAATGCCATAATTACCTACTTCTATCTTTTTCGTATGACTTGTCTAATACTGATTTAGCTTTAGCTACAAAGTCTAATTTGCTTATATCTATTCCGGGTTGATTAGGTGATGTTGTCATTCCCATTTGATTAGCCATAGAGCTAGCAAAGTTAGGTTTCTGTGCACCAGACCCTCCCATTATGTTAGAGTACTCTTCTCCTGTCATAGATGCTTTAGTCATTTTTAGCATCTCATCTAAAGGTACAGTACCTGTATTCATTTTTCCTGTAGACCATGTTCTTTTAAGGTCTTTTTGTACTACTGGCTTATAGTCAGCGAGTTTTTGCATGCCTTGTGGAGCTGAAGCAATTTTAACAGCTTCATTCATTACTTCTTGTAACTCCTCCTTAACGGCTGCTCTTACTTCTTCTCGTATGATTTTGCGTAATTGATCGAGTTTCATATATATAAA